ACCACAAGGCACGTTCTTCGTTACCGAAGCGGGTATGGTTCCTTTGGGTGCGACAATCACCGGCGTTGAGCAGGTAGCAACCGAAGCGAAAGAGGCTCCCGAAGCCGAAGAGGAAACTAAACCCACCCCCGCCCAAGTAGAAGAAGAGGCCACCAAGGCTATCCGTAAAGAAGTCGGCCAGTTCATTCGTTGGCTACGCAAGTCACCTACCGACCCATTTGAGTTCGTAAACGTGCCGGCCGTCTACGGTGAAACCCTCAACAAGTTTGTGGCCGTAGCCGACTACGACGGTGCGAGATGGTATGCGGAGCGTTATCTAGCGTGAAGTTTTGGTATGAAGTAGATGGGCTACTACTTCGTCAAGCCGCGCCCCTAGCAGACGAAATACGGTCAGCGTTCATCCGTAGCGTTCCAGTAGACGATATCGTCAATCGTTGGGCCGACGCGTTCGCCGGGCGTGAAGCGGTCACAAACGAAGAAGCGCGCCGTTGGCTACAAGCAAACGCAAACATCCCGGAGAAGCCACTACAAGACGTTTTAGACCACGTCTACGCTATGGGTTGGGTTATCGGTGAAGACGCGTCTACTTACGCTTACGCTTCAGCGCGTATGAAAGTAGACAAAGCCGCACCTACCGAGTCACAAATGCGCGCCGCTATCAACGCCGACTGGTCTAAGTGGAAGCCGGGCAACCGCGCCGCCGCTAAACTCGTCAGCCCAACCGGCTCATTCAAACGGTTGCTAGACCGCTCCGAAGCAACCATCAAAGAAGTAAACGCTACAACCCTCAACCGTATCGGCACACTACTCGGTGAGTCGCTTACTACCGGCCAATCGTATGACTCGTTGGCGCGTAAACTCCTCCGCGACGACATCACCGCCTCAGTTATCAAAGACGCGTCACGCGCTCAAACGATAGCCGTAACCGAAATGAGCCGCGCACTCAACACCTCCACCCTCAACAACTACGAAACGTTCGGCGTAGAAATGGTCGAATGGTTAGCGATAGACACCGGCGTATGCGAAATCTGTCCGGCCAACGAAGCGCAAGGCCCTATCAAACTTGGGCAAGTGTTTGACTCTGGTGATGAGGCACCGCCAGCGCACCCTAACTGCCGGTGTACTGTTCTGCCGGTTGTTGATGAAGGCGCACCAATCACGCCGGAAGAGTTTGAAGAAGCGCTTACCCCAGAAATGGAAGTGAGTGACGTAGCCGATTACGCTATCGAAGACATCGCCGCCGCACCGGCCGAACCGGGCGTAACCGACCTACCAAAACTAGACGACTTGTTTGATGCTGACGCAAACTCAATCCTGACGCAAGACTTTCAAGCCATCTACGGCAGCCAAGAGTACGCCGGTATACGCGCCGAAGTCACCGACGCGGTATCGTACGGTAACTACCAAGGAACTACAATCAAGGTAAGCGGCAACCTGTACGCCCAAGACGGACTACGCGCTGGAACGTTTGAACGCAAGTTTATGCGCGAAAACGGCGTCACTACCGTCGAACACGAGTTCCTACGCCTCAACTCTGACTACCGCGGTAAAGGCTTTTCTACCGCCTTCAGCGAGTTCTCAGAAGCGTACTACCGCGCAAACGGCGTAAGCAAAATCGAAGTCTTTGCCGCCCTAGAAAACGGCGGCTACACATGGGCCAAAGCCGGCTACGAGTTTGACGCGCAACCGTACAAGGTTATTGACGCTATTAGCAGCAAGGTCGGAATCTTCCAGTATGCCGCTTCAGACGCTAAGGCGCTAGCAAAGTTTGAGGGCCAAATAACAGCAGAAGAAGCGCAGGCTTTAGCAGACCGCCTAGCGGCCCTAGAGTCCACAATGCGACAAGAGGCATACGCCGACCCTCGCTACCCAAAGCCTTTCGACATAGCAAACATGGAAGGCCCTGACATAGAGGGCAAATCATTCGGCCGCTGGCTACTAGACGGTACGAGTTGGATTGGAGTAAAGAACCTATGACCTACGTACAGGCTTACCAAAAACTGTTTGACAACTTTGTCAAAAGCAACAACCTAGACCTCAGCGACGACTATTGGCCGGCCGAGGTCAAAGCCGAGTTCGCTCGCAGGTTCAAAGAGTTACAGATAGCATACGGCGTAACGCCACTCTAAACCGGTCATAATGCTAGTCTGGTAAAAGCCGCAACTACCTGCCGGCTCAGAGGAGAAGTAATGCCAGCCAGTTACACTATCGCCGTAGGGCCAACCCCTATCCGTATCGCGTTACTGCCTACCGGCGTTCCACCCTCAACCGTCTATTTCACAAACGAGTCACAAACCGGCGACGTTTTTATCGGTGACAAGAACGTTACCGAAAACGCCGGCTTTCTCGTAACCAAACAAACCGGCTCAGGCGTTTCATACCGCGCTGAGTTTACGCTCTACGCCGGCCAAGAACTATGGGGCTGCTCACGCGCAGGCCAAACCGGAACCATCCACGTTGGCTACTCAGCCTAACTACTAGGAGAATAACAAAATGGCACTAGACCTCGCGCAGTCCTATGCGGCTATCGTCAAATCAGAGAAGCAGTCAGACGGCACTCTCAAGGTTTACGGTAAAGCCACCGACGACGCTATTGACATTGACCAGCAAATTTGCGACGCCGATTGGTTGAAGCGCGCTATGCCGGACTGGTTTGAGTCAGGCGGCAACATTCGTGAGCAGCACTCAAACATTGCTTCGGGCGTAGCCACCGAGTATGAGGAGAAGGCTGACGGCCACTACATCACCGCTCTAGTCGTAGACCCGGTTAGCGTAAAGAAAGTTGAAACCGGCGTACTCAAAGGCTTCAGTATCGGTATCCGCGGCCCTCGTGTTGTTCGCGACACTAAGGCTGCCGGCGGCCGTATCGTAGACGGACAGATTGTTGAAGTTAGTTTGGTAGACCGCCCGGCTAACCCAAACGCCAAAATGGTTATCGCTAAGGCGGCTGACGGTGGCTCACTAGAAGCCGTAGACCAGTTCAGTATCCCTTCGCCTTCAGAACTATTTGCTGCTAAATCGGACACACCTGCTATTGTGGAAGAACCCGTAGAAGGAGAAACTGTGTCAGAAGAAATCACAACCGACGCACCGGTTGAGGACACCCCACTTGAAGGCGTAACCGTTGATGAAGCGCCGGCCGAAGAAGTAGCCGAGGAAGCCGTAGAGGAAGCGTCAGCAGACGAAGCCCCGGCCGAGGAGCCAACCCCGGAAGCCGAAATTGTGAACGCCGCTAAGTCACTCCTAGCGACTGTAAACAAGTTTTCACAAGCAGACTACGACGCAGCCGTTCAGGCACTAGGCAACCTCATCATTGTTGAGGCGGAAGAGATGAAGCAGGGCCACGACGAACGCCACTCACTCGCTGCCCTACTTGGCGCGGTTCACGCTCTAGCCGACTGGTACGAAGGCGAAGTCGCTGAAGGCGAAGTGCCGGGCGAAGCCGTAGCGGAACTAATTGAAATGTCAGCCGACGCAGAAAAAGAAACAGAGATTGTTGTCTGCGAAGAGTGCGGCGAAGACGAAAAAATGTGTAAGTGTATGAAGGCTGCTGACGCTGAAAAGTCAGCCACCACTATCTTGGAAGTTGATGAGGCTACTGTGGCTTCTATCATCGAAAAGGCCGTAGCAACTGCTAAGGACTCGGTAGCAAACGAAATCACTCTCTTGAAATCCGCGCAGGAGGCGGCTCTACTTGAGAACGAACAGTTGAAAACCGAACTAGCAACGGCACTCACCAAGACCGCAGCCGGAGGCCCGAAGCGTTCGGCGGCAAAAACAGTAGCACCGGAAGAAGTAAATGCGCTTCTTGCGAAGGCTGCTGACTTCTCTTACAAGGCCGCTAACACTCTAGACAAGACTCTTGCCGAGGGCTACCGCGAACTTGCTGAGGACTTCAAACTTAAGGCGGCTACGGCCGCAGGAAAGGAAGCCTAACATGGCTGAAGCACCAAAGGCTTCTGACCTGTTCGGTGACGCTCTATCTGCTAAGGCATCAGCAGAGCGCATGGAACAGTTTCAGGGCGAACTAAACAAGTCATTCTCAAACCCTTCACAGAGCATGACCCCAGCAGCAGACCCAACCGCTCAGATTGAGGCGCTTGTTGCTAACAAGTCGCTTTCAGTAGACGCAGTTGGCGCGCTAAACTCGGCTCTTGCCGCACAGCGCACCGCTACCGCTGACATCATCAAGGACATCACCCTAACCAACCCGCTATCTTCGTCATTCGCAGCGTTTGACCTAGAGGCTCCAGCGAAGTTGCTAACCCCTCGTCCGACCCCAATCCGTAACAAGATTGCTCGTAAGAAGGGTGTGGGTACTGCTCACCGTATCAAGAAGATTACCGGTTACACCGGTACCGGTACTGGTGGTCAGGGTCAGATTTGGCCGGGTATCACCGAATCAACCACCACCGCGTTTGGTTCAGTTAACTACGAGCGTGGGCCAAAGATTGCCTACACCGCAGAAGACTCAATCTTCCCTTACTTCTCATACTCTCTAAGCGACTCAGTATCGTTCGACGCTAACTTCTCAGGCCTTGGCTACCAAGACCTACGCCAGTTGTCTTCGACCTCTACTCTGTACGCAACCATGCTTATGGAAGAGCGTATGATGCTTATGGCTCGCGGAACCGCTTCAGGACTGTCAGGCGCTCTAGCAGCACCTACCGTTACTCTTGCGGCTGCTTCGGCTGGTGCTGGTCAGACTGCTCTTGCTAACGCAACCTACTACGTCTACGTCACTTCAGACGCCGGCGCATTTGGTCAGTCTGTTCTATCGTCAGTTGTTTCACAGGCAACCACCGCTCAGTTGATTAACATCACCGTTACCGGTGTTACCGGCGCACTAGGCTACAACGTTTACGTTGGAACCACTACTGGCGCTGCTAACGCTCACTTCGTTGGTCGTATCGCTGGCACCACCGGAACCCTTCAGGGTGCGGCTTCAACCGTAACCACCGGTGACAACCTAGTGTTCAACACCACCGGCGTTCTAGCCTCAACCATTACTGGTGACACTTCTGCTTACGCTACCGGCTACGACGGTATCATTCCGCAGATTATCAACGGTGGCGGTTCAGTAAACGCTATCAACAGCACCTTCTCAACCTCTAACCCGGGCGTTGAGTTCCAGAACATCTTCAGCAACCTTTACAACACCGTAAAGGCTGACCCTGACGAGATTTTCTTGAACGGTGCTGACCGCAAGCAGTTGTCTGACGCAATCAAGAACGGCTCAACCGCTAACTACCGTCTAAACCTAACTCAGACCGAGGCAGGCGACTACGTTGGTGGAGCAGTTATTGGTGGTCTTTACAACGAAATCACCGGCAAGTTGGTAGACCTAACCGTTCACCCATGGTTGCCACAGGGCGTTGCTCCGGTAATGTCTTACACCCTTCCAATCCCTGACACCGAGGTATCAGACGTTTGGGCGGCAGTAAACGTTCAGGACTACATGGGCATTCAATGGCCTGTAACCCAGTTCGCTTACGAGTTCTCAACCTACTTCCGCGGAACCCTTGTTGGTTACGCTCCGGCATGGAACGGTGTTGTCACCGGTATCAAGTCGGCCTAGTAAACTAGGTTGTAACGGAAGGCGGGGCCGCTTCGGTAGCCCCGCCTTTCACTCTTTAGGAAGGTAAACTAATGGCAAAACTTGTAGGCCCTACCGGGGTCAAAGGTATTGACGTAACAACTGAACGCGGCACTAAGGCGTATAGCGCTGACAGTAAAGGGTTCATCAACATTGAGAACAAGAAACACGCGGCGCAAGCAAAAGCCGAAGGGTTCTTTGAAGCCTCATCTTTTTCAGGCATAAACGCGCCGGGTTATCCTTGCGAGAAGTGTGCCTTCAACTCTGTATTCAAGGTTTATACCTGCTGGAAGTGTGGAACCGAAAATGACTATCGCAGTTAGCCCTATCAAGCGTCAGCAAACTAAACCGTATCTGACGCTACAAGAGTTCAAGAACGCGCCTACCGCGCTGGACTACGGCAACCTTGTTGTTGGCGGGAACCAAGCCGCGCAAGACGCTGAGTTGTCTAACGCTATCCTTCGCGCTTCATCTTGGATTGACCAGTACTGTAACCAGATTATTGGTGCGACCGTAGACGTAGAGCAGCAGCGTGTCCGTTTGCGCTCAGACGGAACCGTTCGTATCCACCCAAAGTACTTCCCGGTCGTAGCGCTCCTTGACTTGTCTATTGGCTCTACCCCGAACCAACTGACCGCCGCGCCTGACGTTTCGGTAGCGTGGTTGGAAGAGCAAGAAATCATCTTCCCTTACGCTTCTATGCCAATGAACTTCAGCAGCCAAGGCCCGCTCTCGTTTGGGTTCCCGGCCGCTACCGGCACCCAGTCGTATGTGCGCTTCTCGTATGTGAACGGCTACTCAAACTCAACCGTCGCTACTATCGCCTCAGCCGGGTCTACTGTGCTGCTACTCGCTGACGGAACCGGTATCGTAGCCGGCGAACAAATCACTATCTTCGACGGCGCTAACACCGAAACCGTAACCGTAGACTCGTCATACGTTTTCGACAGCAACACCGTACCAATCGTTAGCCCGCTACTTTACACTCACCAAGTTGGCGTATCTGTTAGCGCTCTCCCGGCCGCTATCAAAGAAGCCGCCATCCTCGTAACAAGCGCGTTCCTCAAAATCCGCGGCGACGCTTCCCTCACTATGGGCGCTACTAACGTTGTCAGCGGTCAGGTCGCACCTAACAGCGTCTTCGGTAACGACATCAATGTTGCCGAAACTCTACTCAAACCGTTCAGGAGAATACGTTGAGCCGCGCTGAAGTTCGCACCGCCGTCGGCACTTGGATTGCCGGTGCCGGTATCGCCAACCTCAACCAAGTCTTCACCTCGTTCCCGAAGCGTATTAACTTTGAGCAGAACGCCGCACCCGGAACCGCTACCCGCGCGGCCGGTGTTGTCTTCATTCAGTCAGAGTCAGAAAGCCGCGTAGCAGTCGGCGGCGCTAACGACGGTTGGAAGCGCATAGATTACGAGGTTGAGTTTCAAGTTTTTACCCACTCAATGCGTAACTACGCGCAAGAGGCTATGGATGATTTCGACGCAATTATTGACGGTATAAAAGACCGCTTACGCGAAGGTGGCCATAGACTAGGTATGCCGGATGGTGACACTATTTGGCAAGCGGCAGAGCCAGACATTTCAGTAGTGTATGGTGAGCCTAAGACTAATGATGGCGGCGCGGTTGAAACATGGGCCGGTATCGCCTTCACCGTTACACAGATGATTCGGAGTTAGACATGGCCAAGTTTCAATACGACGGCGACAGCGAACTTGTGTTCCCTACCCTCGGCGTAACCGTAAAGAAGGGCGACGTTGTAGACGCGCCTGAAGGCTTCGCTCACCCAGACTTTACACTCGCTTCAGGTAAGACCTCAAAGACCGCTCAGGCGGCTTCTGCGGCCGCTGAAGTGGTTGTAGAAGACTCAACCCCAGACTCAACTCTCTAAACCCCACTAGGAGAAACCCATGTCAGTTCAGAACAGCGTAAGAAGTTACCTCGGTGTTGCTAAAGAAACCACCGAGGGAACCCCGGTAGCACCTACCGCGTTCATTCCGGTATCAGTCGGCAAACTAAAAGCCGTAGACATCATTGACCCGCTAATGGATGAGGGCCTACGCGGCTCACTCGTCAAGGACTACAACTACATTCCGGGCCGCACCCGCTCAACCATTGACTTTGGTGGCCCAGTATTTGCTGACACTATCCCTTGGGGTATCGCCGGCCTACTAGGCTCAGTCGCTACTACCGGTTCTTCAGCGCCTTACACCCACACCATCAGCCTCAAGAACTCAGCGGTCGCAGCAGCAGACGCGCAGCCAACCTCACTAACCTTCACCGACTTCTATGCGGCTAACGTTCGTGCCTACGCTGGCGTTTCAATTCACGACTTTGGTCTAACCTTCTCAGCGGAGGGCCTACTAGACTACGACGCTAAGGGAACCGGTTGGGCTTCAGCAACCGCCTCAACCCCAACCCCAACCTTCTCAACCGTTACCGCAACCCCGGTATGGCAGGGAACCGTTTCAATCGGCGGCTCAACCGTAGCAACCGCAGTAGAGGGTTCACTAAGCATGACCCGCTCAGTAACCCCTATCTACGGTATTAGCAACACTCAGAACCCATACAACATCTTCTTGGGCGCTCTAGAAACTAAGGGCCAAATCAAGTTCGTTATGGAGAACGACACCGAACTAACTCGCTTCCTAACCAACACTCAGCCGGCTATCGTTCTAAACTGGGCCAACGGCGCAGGTGCGACCGCTACCCAAATTCAGGCAACCATCACCAAGGGCGCTTACACCGCGGCCGTCATTGACCGCTCAAAGGACTTCGTTGAAGTTCAGGTAGACCTAACCGGTGTCGGTAACACTACCGACGCAGGTTCTACTGGTGGCTACTCAAACATCAAGTGGGTAGTTCAGAACGCCATTGCTTCTGGCACATACCAGTAACATAGACGAACCGGGGCCTTCACGTGGACAGCCTTCCCTACTAGGCCCCGGTTCTTATCTTTGGAAGGCAATATGGAAGGTAACCAATGTCAAAGAAAATCACTCTACCGAGCGGCGCGACCGTAACCCTACGCGACGCTTCAACGTTCAAGCAAAAAGACCGCGCGAAACTTTACGGAGTTAGCACCGGCGACGGCAGTATCTCTGACGGTATGTCAATGATGAGCAACCTTATCGCTATTTTGATTGAAGACTGGTCACTAGACCTCATCATTCCTTCAGTCAAAATTGACAGCCTTGGCGAACTCACTATCGCAGACTACGACGCTTTGATTGAAGAAGCCGAAGAAGTTATGCCGGCCTTGTTCCCTAAGTTGAACAAGAGCGTAGAAGCCGAAGCCGACCCAAAAGCCCTTACCGAAGACTAGAGCGGCTCAAGCACACTCTCCGCGGAGGGGAGCGCCACGCCGACTTAGACTACCCCGACACCGAATACAGGTATTGGTTGTGCGCTGACAAGTTTGGCTGGACACCCGCTGAGGTGGATGAGCAGTCGGCTGCTACGCTAGATTGGGTACTAGCAATCGCAAACGCGGTTGAAGAAATCAAAGCGGAGAAGACAAAGTGACCGGAACCGAGATAGTAATCAAAAATCTCGGTTCCGTTTTGTCTTACTGGGATGATAAAACTAAACTCATTGAGTCAGCCGGTAAGTACGCCGTAGGGCAGGTGGCCCTAGCGGTTGAGCGTGAAGTAAAGAAAACTCTAAACAAC